AAATATGATATATTATCTATTGAGGCTTCTAATAATACGCATGGTTGTCTTAGTATGGGCTTATTAAAATATGAAGTTAAAATATTTTCAACCTCGTCATGAATTATAAACTTGTTTGGTACCCATGTAGCATTCTCTTCTTTTATATCCATATATGTTCCATATACCTTGCTGGATGATCTTAAATATAAAAAAAATGCTGAATCATCTGTAATTGGTAGCGGATATCTTTTTCCATCTGGATAGTTACTTGATATATTTGTAGTAACCGTTCCTAGATCTTTTGTAATTATAAGACCCTTAAAAGCGTCTGTATTTTTTTTTAAATTCTCAAAACTTCCTCTTGTATTATCTATCGATAAATAGTTTTGTTTAATATATCTATCAATAGCTGCATTGATAAAGTAAAATATAGTATCTGAATCTATCTTCTTTGATACAGCGTATTCTGGATTTATAAGTTGAATAGATCTTTCAAATTCTACTTGCATTTGTCTAGCCGTCATTTATTCTTGTATTGTTAATAGTTGCGAAGCACTCTGAATCCTCGGGGATTCGATATTCTCTATTGCAAGATAAGCTGCTAATGTAACTATTTCCGAATGAACATGCTCAGCTATCTTTGGGTATGAATTCTCATCATTTATTGATATTGGTTCTGGTAAAGATATATAGTCATAATTAAATGTAATATAAGGAATATTAACAATTGTAGACAACGGAAATACTATATCTTCGTCATAATAAATAACAAAACTGCCGGTCTCTTGAACCATAGCAGGGTTTGTTATTATTGGATTATTTGTTCTAGTTTTCTTAAAATTCTTAGCCTCTTCGTGTGTAACAGATATAACATTTGACTTTGTAGAATTAGTAGCAGCGAGGGACTCTTTATATATTAAGTCTCCACTAACAAAGTATAAAAAATCAGTAGCGCACGCGCCCATAGAAGGACTGTTGGTACAACTCATTAAATTGTTCGATGCACTCTTTATAAGACCAGACAAATCTGATATTCTTTTTTGAGATTGTTCGAATCCCTGTCTAAGAGTATTATCACCAGTAAATTTCTGATTGATAACAATTAGATAGGCTTTATTAAGTAAGTAGTCAATCTCTTCTGGTAGGAATGATGGAACTGATGTTGTAGTAGACTTATCTAACTCAACTTTAAAATACTTATGTAGTTCGGAAACTGTCATATATTATTTATTTTCTAATTCGTTTTTAATTGTCATTTTTAAATCTTGATTTGATTTACTGTCTAAATAAGATACTGCATCAGATAAAGATGTGCCAATTATATCAGTACCATATAAATACGCATTTTTATTCTTACGCATAATATTCTTTGCTATAGCAGCCTCAATTAAAAACTCTGTATTCTTGTTGGTATTATTAACCCATTTAGAGAAGAACTTCTCAGGAGCGCCTTCTACCTGTTCAAATAACTTACTTTCTACTAATTCAGCAGACATAGTATCGGCTTTGTATCCAAATAGACGTAAGCATTTACGCATATCCTCCAAAGACATTTTATCGAACTCTTTAATTGCATCACGTTTTCTTTTATTGATACGATTAGATTCCTGAGCTTCTGAATCTTTATTTATAAGAACAAAGTCAGCTCCTGGCTTTAAATCGTTTAATCCAATAGCAACTCTATGATGGTTCTTTAAAAATAAGTATTGTAACTCATCCCATGGTCTACTTGTATCTAATAATAGTTCTTTGTTTGTTACTTTAATAATAAAAGTAACCCAATATTTACTATACGGAGCCAATGTATTTGGTCCTAGATTTAGTTCTTTCTCTAATCTAACTGCATCTTCATCGGTTAAACCAGTGTGTCTGTTTCCAGATCTAGTTAATGCGGGTGCAATATAATCGAAACATGATTTATATTTGATTACGCCAGCCCAAGCGTCTTTACGCTTATGTTTTAATACCACTTCCATTTTTAATATAATTAAAAGTATAGTTGTTTTTATAGTTTATTTAATTGTTATGTGGGGCAAACTCAATTGCCCCACATAAATACTTTAACACATTGCTTTATAATACAAATAGGCTTTCCCTGCTGGGGCATCCCTATCCATTAAAAAAGCTTTTGCGACGTCATTTAGTAACGATGTATTAGAACCTAATGCAACCCCATAATCAGAATAGATCATGTTTATTGTATAGTACCAGTCATACTGATTAAACTTATCAAAGTATATTCCTAGGCTTGATGCGATTTGATTACTATCAGCCATGCTAACCTTTTGACCAGTTGTCCCATCTTCATTACTCATATTGGATACAGCTTTAGTAGCCATGTCTAAATCGAAATACGGACCATTGGCTATCATATAAATATCATTCATAAGATCGTCATGAGCTCCTGGATGAAGAACACACATATCGTCTAAATGATCATTTATAATATTTATGATCTCTATCATTGGTTTAGATTGGATTACGATTGGAGCTGCTTTTTCTATTAAATTCAAGAATTTGCTCATACCAACATTTTTATATAGGGTAAGTACTTCTTAGCCTTCACTATAGCAGATGGATTTTTTATAAAATAATCGAACATCGATATAATCTCGACTGATCCCACTTCATTAACCAATGTTTGTATAGCCATTAATAATCTATATGCTTCTTCTTCACTCTTTACAGGAGATCTGAATGTCATCTCTTCTACTAATGGATACACCTTTTTAGGTTCTACGGCTGCTTCTAAGGCAGTATTATTATTTTGTAGATTATCTTCCATCGTAATATAGATTAGACCGCAGAGAACAACTTAAGAGTCTCTGATTCTGTTGGTTTATACGTATCAAATATATCGGCAGTAGCTTTTCCTAAAGTCTCTAATATAAATTTGTGTATCTTCTGTCTCTCTTCGATTAAGATCATCTCCATGACCTTATCAAAACTAATTTTAAAAAAGTTATCTTCCATGATCTTATACTATTACAGTTTCATAAATTGCTAGAGTTCCTGCAGCAGCAGATGATACTGCTTGAAATGCAGAAACTGAGTTAGTTTCAAATGGTTCACCACCTTCTCCAGTAGCAGAATCTGGTAACATTCTTACATCATAATCTGTAGCAGATACTGGTGTAAAAACCCCACTAGATGGTACTCTTTTGAGATAGATAGTTTGTGTCGCGCTAGTATTCTGAAAACGAATATTTGCTCTAGACAAATTTGCTAGGACCACTACAGCTGCTGTAGTTCCTACAGTTATCGGACTTGCCATATCTTTATATATTAACCTGGGAGGCCGAAACCTCCTAGGTAGTTTTTATTAGACTATGGTCGTCCCAGTTACTGTTGGATGAATATGAGTTAAGATAGAACTTAACAAATATTGATTCTGATCATTATTGCTAATCTTATTGTTAGCAGCCGTTAATTGATCCCTTAAGTTTTGAACGTTAAGATCATTGATCAATGCGCGAGTTGCGTTACCATCAGCTAAAATAGTACTCTTTATTTCGCAGCAACAATTTGCCATTGCCATAGCGTTTGCAGTTCCTTGTGCAATTATTTGATTAGTTGCATTTTGTACTTGCATTGCAGAACTATTAAAACCTTGAAGGTTTGTAGTAGTCATATTGTTGAAACTATTCAATTGCTGTAATGCATTTTGATTTGCCTGAGCAGTAATGTCCCTCCCTAGTCCATTAATGGAATCTAGTGTTGTGAAATTAGCAGCTGCTTGCGCTGTTGATAATTGTCCAATTTGGGTTCCGACATTACCGATACTAGTAGAAATATCTATAGTATCTGCTCTCATTTGAGATGAAAGAGCCGTATTATCTATCTGAGCCTGTAATGTTTGAATTTGATTATTTAAAGATCCAAATTCAGCTGCATTGGTATTATTATTACCTCCGCCAAAAAGTCCATTTCCGTTATTGCCAACTAATCCACCAAGGATTAATCCAGCAATACCTCCACCGACTGCTCCAAGCCCAACGCCTGAACCTAATGAACTACCTCCCATTGCAGGCAATGTAGTAGTTCCATCTAAAGTAAGTGCCATAATTATAAAAAATTAAAAATTAATACTAAAAACAATCAACCTATTGGATAAGATTGATTATATCCCATTGAATGAAAAATAATTCAAAATATTGTATCTATAATTCTTATTATAACTTTGTTTGATTTGATATCTTTTGTACTCTCGAAATCTAGTTATGTTATATGCATCAGAACCAACCAATGCATATAAGTTTTTTATTAGTCAATTACATCCATGATCAACTCACCACAAGCACGTGGATCACGTACCATGATTCCAACTTCACCTAAGAAATGAACTGAGTAACCATCTTTTGCATTTGAACGTAGGGTATTGATAGATTTACCATATCCAGCCCCAGGGGTAACAGAACCACCAGTATGCCACATAACCATTTCTCTATCTTTTCTAGCAACCTTAACGATATTAGCTTCACCATCCCTTGTGCCGAAGTCTAAGAAAGTAAAACGATATGATTCAACTGGTTTACCAGTAATTGGATGCAGTTTACGATTATGAACGATATCATCGTACATTGGTAAGTGTTTAACGGTTAATTCAATACCGTTAGTCATACGATAAGTAGTAAACTGACCACCTAAAGTTAATTCTTGACCTGAACCAGTAATAAATTTGCTATCAATCAAATTGAAAGCACCCATTTTTTCTTTCAGTACACGATCAAATTCACGCATACCCATTTCGCCAGTGAAAGCAACAAACTTACGTTCATTCGTTCCTAGCATATTATAAGACATATCAAACAAGAAGTCTTCTAGTAAATCGGCATTCAATTCAGTATAATACCTACGATTAGCTGGAGCGATTTGTTGCAATAGACCTGCACCAATATACACTGGACGGCCATTAGTTCCCATTAGATCGGTCGTACCATCAGCATTAGCATTATATTTAGAATATACTAATTGACGTTCTTGACGTTTGTTCCATTCACGAGCAGCTTTCCATTCCTGGAAATCAGACCATAAATAAGAAGTCTTACCTGTTTTAGGATCTTTCAATGCAATTGCAAGTACAGTACTAAAAGCAGTACCAGTAATATCATAAGACAAACGAACTGTAGTCAAATGGTTATGCAATTTAATATGAGTGTTATAATTGATGATATCTGCTTCTTCAGAATATTCTTCGTAGGCAGAACCTAAACGAGAAACTTGACAACCTGAAAGTAAATATTTACCAGGTACAAATGAAGTTGCTTGACTATCAGCAATAAAACAAGTATAGACCCATTCATTACCATCTTGGTACGGAGCACCAGATATACGTAATTGAAATTCTTTATCATCTAATTCGATGATTGCACCAGGACCAA